AGTGCAAGCATCAAACTAGCCAAGTAGTAGCGCGGCTTCATCGGCTGTAATTCCTAGACGGTCAAGTATGGCTTGTCGAGCGCTGGCTTTGTCGGCTGCGGCTTTTAATTGTGTTTTTGCGTCTGCCATTTGTGTCTCAAATAATTCTTGTTCTTTAGTATTCATTAGTCTTGTTGTACCATTGTCGTCAATCATGTATGTATTCATGAGTTGTATCCATAAATTGTGTAGTTACCAGTAAGGGTATTTGCAGTTGATGAGGTTAATGCAAAACCGTCGTAGGCGGTTGTAACGGTAAGTTGCCCGCCCATAAAAGCATCATAAACAATACCGCTCACATTTATTATAGAACGACCCGTATAGTTTAATGCTTTTGCTGTTTGCGGGTTTGCTATATCCAAAAATACAGAAAACGCATTAGCGTTTGCATTTGTAACTAATAAAAAAAATGCTGATGTACCAGGGTTTGGAGTATTTATGTTTCCACCGTCTGAACCATAAAGCAACTGATGATTTAAATAATTATTTGCTGTTGTATTTGTTGTTCCACTTGCTCGCCAAGCGATGTTCACATTTGTTGCACCGCTCGCTACACCCTCAATCACCATACGATAGTTAGTAAAACTTGATGTAAACACACTGTCTTTGTTTAATGTTGTGACGGCGCTAAATGCTGTAGTTGGTTGAACAATAGAAAAACCGCTAGCACCAATCCACGACGCGCCAGAATAATATTGAACAATGTTGGAATCAGAAAGATAACAAAGTTGGCCTTCTGCGAGCACTTTTTCGCCTGCACCTCCAAAGCCCGCATCTCGAGTCGTGGAATTACTAAAGACCGGGACGCCAGTTCCCGCGCTTAGATTCATATCGGCTGCGGTCAAAACTTCCGCAGCTACAAATAAGGGAACGGTGGTCTGCTCGTTAGCCATGTTTCTATCCTAAGACATTTTCTTCGTCAAGTGTGCCATACACAAGGTCATCCAAAATGAGCTCATAGACGATCGTGGTAGGTGCCGTGTAATAGGTGACTGCATGACCAGCGGACAAAGTTAGTCGGTGCTCGAGTCCTTCAATGGTGAGATCTTGAGCGAATTGTGTTGGCCCTGCCGAAGTTGTGATTGATTTTTGGATGTTGATGAGGTCGCCTACATCAAGCAGGGCAAGTGTGTCTTGGTCTAGTGCAGGTGTGCCGGGGAACTCTGTGCCTAAGAAGTTGAAGCGCGCTTCGGGATCTGGACTGATGAGGTATTGGGCAAGTGTGAGAGCTGCGGCGTCATTGTGCAAGAGCGAGTCCGTGATGGATTGTGTCTGCACAAGGTAAGCGGCTTGGCTGACTAGGTCTTCTGCAACCTGTGGGGATGCGGCTCCAGCGTGTTGAATGGATGCCCGATTGACCACTGTGTCCGCTTGGAAAGAGATGTCTATTGCGCTGTAGCCGATGTTGGTGTTGTCATCATGGAACTCTGCAACAGGGACGCCTAGCGTCGTTCCTAGACGCTTCTGGAAGGTGATCGTGCCTTCTCGATCCACAAAGATTCTGCCCTGTTCGGCTTCATTGATTTTGTTGGCATAGGCGGAGACTGATGTTCCGTTGGCAACTGTGTAGGCGGCTGATCCGCCAAGGGTCGCCACGCCTGTCTCAATGCTTCGTGTGCCCGTGTAAGCGACTTCTGGAAGATCTAGCAGGTCATCAAAACGGACGCTTGAGAGCTGCTCTGTGACATTCCATTCGGCAAGGAAGGTCTGTCCCAGCTGATAGGAGAAGTCCGCGCAATTCACGGTCACTGTGTCAAGGCCGCCAAGCGTAAAGGTGTAGTCGTAGTTTACGATGTAGCCCACCCACAAATACTTCTTTACATTGAGCGAGTCATAGCGTGAGAAGCGGACTTGGCGAAGCGGTGCGAGCCCCGGCTGATCATTCGCTGGATCGTAATATGGCGAAGTCGTGTCAAAAGGGTTAAACACTCCGTCCGCGTAAGTGTCGTTCAATGTAAAGCTCATAGTCCCATAAGCGAATTGGTCGCCCGTGTTTTGGCGTCCGCGTTTCGCTGTAAGTCCGATCGTGCCATCCATGACTGACGCATATTGGCTGACGCCATCCAGCACATATTCCGTATTGTTTAATTCGCCTTTGAGATCGTCGTCAAGTGTGAAGGCGTCCCACAAGTAGCCCGTGTCGATCTCGAGGTCGTAGTTACCTGATCCAACTACTGCTACGCCTGCCATTAGGCGACCGCTATGTTCGCTGGGCCGTTCTGCCTATTGAATGCTCGAATCGCGTTCACGACAGCTGTGCCGATCTCCGCGCTTGAGCCAAGACCGCCGTTGATGTTGATCGTGTAGTTTCCGCCCATCCCAGAATTGCGTCCCGATAGTGGGATGACCGCTTCGGGGCCACGCTCGCCGATCATCGCAAGCGTGGGCCCTGTCACGATCCCACCTTCTGCAAGGTAAGGAATGTTAGGAACGGAGAAGCCTTTGCCGCCGATGCCCGGAACCCAAGAAGGGATGTTAAAAGACAGCTTGCCTACTGTGCTATTCCAAAGTTTCGCGATGCCATTAAAGAGATCTTTGTAGATATTGAAGACGCCTGTGAAGTAGGTCGTGAGTCCGTTGAAGACTGCTTTACCGCCTGCGAGCATGGCGTCAAAGACTGTGTCTACGATTTTTCGGACGATGTCAAACTTGAAGTAGAGCGCGACAAGTGCGGCGATGAGGACTGCGATTCCGAGAGTGATGAATCCGACCATTGCGAGTTGGGCGGCGGTGAGACTTAGCGCGAATAAAGTATTGACAAGAGTGGCGATACCTACTGCGGTATTGAAAAGCAAGACCGCTGCGGAGACTCCAGCGATTGCGCCTGCAATGATGAGAAGCGTTTTGGTGTTGTCTTGTGCCCATCCTGCGAACTTGAGTAGGACTGGGAGAATGGCTTCGACTACTGGGAGCAATGCTGCACCGATTGATTCTTTTGTTTCGGCAAGTGCAATTCCGAGACGCTTCATTCCGCCTTCGGCGGTGGCGGCGGCTGCGTCTGATGCTCCACCGAACGATCCCCCAAGGACATTCATTACATCTTCTAAAGATGCACCGTCTTTGATCATTGCTTTAATCTCTGGAGAGAGGGCTTGCAGTCCCTTCATATTTCCTCCGTATGCCTTGGCGATTGCGTCGGAGACTGTTGCGAGATCCTTCCCAGAACCAGCAGCGACATCTTGGGCAAGTGCAAGAGCTTTGTTGGCTTCCTCGATGTCTTTAGTTCCTCGGACTAACGAGGCCAGAGCCGGACGAAGCTCACTGTCCGCAACTCCTGACGCCAAACTCATCTTGGATATCATGTCCTCGGACGCTTTGACTTGAGCTTCGGTAGCCCCAGTGACATTCGTAAGAGCAAGCGCAAGCTGTACCTGTTCGGCTTGGTCTTCCATTGCCGCCTTAGTAGCACCTGCCAAAGCAAAGCCGATCCCAGCGATAGCAGCTGCGGCTGGAAGCGCGGCTTTCTTCATGGCGAACGACGCTTTTGCCGATGTCCCTTCAAGATTCTGGAACTCTTTAATCGCCTTCTGTGTGCCTTTGGCATCAAACTCGGAGATAATTGGAAGGATGACGCCCATTACTGCACCTTAAGATTCTGTGTCATTTTGGCGGCAACTTTGTCCACAATTATTCCCATCTCAATATCGAGTTCGGTTTTGTTCTTTTCGTAGGCAGGCCACATAACGCGCGAAGGGGATCCATATTTGCTTGACAAAGCTGCACCTAAAGATCCCGAATCTGCAAAGTCAAAGACCTGCGCCGCGCCGCCAGTCCACTTCACGACGAATGTTGAGAGGTTCACTTTTTGCCCTGCGTATTCTTTGATGTTTTTGGTATTGATGGAAGCTTTAATTTGGTGTGTATCGGGCCAAGGCAGAATCTGGTAGGAGCCTTTTGTCGGTGTCCATGATCGACCCATTCCGCGCATTTGCGTCACGCCAATTCCCATAGGGATTGCCGATTCTGCGTCTTGAATGAGTGACATTGTTACGCGTTTGTAATCTTTGGTAATCTCGCGCCGAAGGACTTTGTCTACTTTGTTCAATTCTTTTAATGCGTTCTTGAGCCCGTAGATCTCAACCTTGGTGTCTACTGCTCCGGGCATTACGACCTTCTTTTGTTTTGTTTCTCTATGACTTTAATAATCGTAGTCAAGTCTCGAGCATCAAAGCTGTCAGAGTAAAACTGCGGAGCCCATCCCGTCGCGACTACCAGCTCGGCTAGTTGCCGTCGGTAGCCGCGTCCGTAGGGTTTGGGTTTGTCTCATCTACTACAGGAAGGAT